AACTGTAAACGGATCAACTACAACAGTTTCATCAACTAACACAACAGTATCAGATCAATTATTTGAATTGGGAAATGGACGTACAGGTTCAGCCACAGGCGATGCTGGTATTATTATTGAAAGAGGTGATGATAACAATATTTTCTTAGGATATGATGAATCTGCAGATGAAGTTGTATTTGGATCAGGAACATTTACAGGTGCTACAACAGGTAATTTAACAATAACAGATTCTAATATTAGAGCAGCTAATGTTACATCAACTGGAAATTTAGATGTTTCTGGTGAAACTATATTAAGAGGTAATGTAACATTAGGTGTTAATGCTGGTGACTCTACTGAAGATTCAATCACAGTTACTGGAAGATTTATTTCAAATTTAGAACCTATGACCAATATTACATATGATTTGGGTTCAACGAATAGAAGATGGAGAGATTTGTACTTATCGGGTAATACAATAGATATAGGTGGGGCTACAATATCCGGCGATGGAACAGGAGCTATTCTAATATCTGCGTCAGGTGCCACACTACCAACAGGTTCAAAAATTGGTAATGATAATCTTGCTGTTACAGATGATAGTGGTGCTATCATTAGAAATGTATCATTTTTTACAGCTGCTGGTGGATTAGTTACAGCCGCAGCAACTTTCAAGTTTTCAGGCAGTACAACATCAACGGTATTTACAAAAAATCAAACATTCACTTTAGCAAACGGTAGTGTTCAGGCTGGAGTAACTTTATTTGAGTTTTAGAATAAAAATATTATAAATATAATTAGGAGAAAAAATTTATGTCAGTTAAAACACCAATACGAACAGTCTTTGATGGAGATAATAACGCCACAGGTTTATCAGAATACCAATCAGGCGAATTTATAGGTCTTACTCATGGTGGTTTAGGTGCTTCATTATCAATTGGATCAACAGGTCAAGTTTTAAAGGTTAGTTCAGGTGGAGCTTTAGAATTTGGTAGTGTTGAAGCCATTGTAAATATAGATGGAGCTACTGATCTAACAGGTTCAACTTTAGTAGCAGGCGATCAAATTTTATTATCTGATGGTGGTACTGAGGGTAGAGTTACTCTATCTCAAATAGATACATTATTTACAAGTACAACACAGACTTTAACAAATAAGACAATTAACACTGCTTCTAATACAATTACAGTTGTGGAAGCCGACATTTCTGATTTACAATCTTACATACTTGCTGATAGTACAGATACATTAACTAATAAAACTATTGATGCAAATGGAACAGGAAACTCTATCACCAATTTAGAAGTTGCTGATTTAGCTTCTGGTGTTTTAGATACTGATTTAACTTCGGTATCTGCTAGTGATGACACACTTGCTTCTGCTAAGGCAATTAAGACTTATGTAGATTCACAAGTAACTGCAAGCGACTTAGACTTTCAAGGTGACTCTGGTGGTGCATTATCAATTGATTTAGATAGTGAAACATTTACAGTTGCTGGTGGAACTGCTATTAGCACATCTGGTTCATCAAATACAGTAACAGTAACACTAGACAACACTGCTGTAACTGCTGGTGATTATGGTTCTTCAACTGCAATTCCAACATTTACAGTTGATGCTCAAGGACGATTAACTGCTGCTGGTACAGCTTCTATATCTTCAAATATGGGAATTGCTGGTGATTCAGGTACAGATTCAATTACAGTTGGTACAGATACTTTCACAATTGCTGGTGGTAATGGATTAACATCAACTGCTACAACAGATACAATTACTTTAGATATTGATAGTACTGTTGTAACATTAACGGGTTCTCAAACACTAACTAATAAAACTTTAACTAGTCCAACAATCACAGGTACAGGTACTATTGCTGGTACATTCACAGGTAATATTACAGGTGATGTAACAGGTAATGCTGATACAGCAACTACATTAGAAACAGCTAGAACAATTGCTGGTCAATCATTTGATGGTAGTGCTAATATAACAATTGGAAGTACAGATTTATCTAACACAAGTGATATTGTATTATTAACTTCTACACAAACACTTACAAACAAAACATTAACTAGTCCTACAATCACAGGTACTGGTGCAATCGCTGGTACATTTACTGGTAATATCACAGGTGACGTAACTGGTAACGCTGACACAGCAACTGTTTTAGAAACAGCAAGAACAATTGCTGGTCAATCATTTGATGGTTCAGCAAACATAACGATTGCGGCTACAGATTTATCTGATACAGACCAAAGTTTATCCACTACAGATGATGTAACGTTTAACGACTTAACCGTTTCTGGTGACTTAATAGTGTCAGGTACTACAACAACAGTAAATACTGAAACAATTAATCTTGCTGATAACACTATTACATTAAACAGTAATGAAGCAGGCACACCCTCAGAAAATGGTGGTATCGAAATTGAACGAGGTACTTCAGAAAATAAAACTTTAGTTTGGAACGAAACATCAGATAAATGGACTGTTGGTTCCGAAACATTTGTTGCTGGAACATTTGAAGGTGCTTTAACAGGTAACGTGACTGGTAACACGTCAGGAACGGCATTAACAGTGACACAGGCCGCACAAACGAGCATCACCAGTGTCGGTACACTCACTGCACTACAGGTGGACAACCTTAATCTAAATGGAAACACCTTAAGTTCAACTGCAGGCACTGACTTGTTAATAACACCACTAGCTGGACAACAGATCGTACTAGATGGTACGATAGTGGTCGACGCAGGGGTGGTCACGGGTGCAACGAGCATCACGTCAACGAACTTCGTTGGTGACGTAACAGGTGACGTAACTGGTAATGCTGACACGGCAACTACATTAGCAACTACAAGAGCAATTCAAGTTAGTGGTGCTGTAACTGGTACTGCCAACTTTGATGGCAGTGCAGGTATTAATATCGTTACAACCAACACAGCAGATCCAACAATCACACTTGGTGGTGATTTAAGTGGTGCTGTAACACTAACAAACTTAGCAAGTGGTACATTAACTGCAACAATTGCGGCTAACTCGGTTGCATTAGGAACAGACACAACAGGTAATTATGTTAGTAGTTTAGTTGCAGGTAATTTAATTGATTTACAAAATAATACTGGAGAGGGAGCAACCCCAACAATTGATGTTGATTTATCAGAATTAACTACATCTACTTCGAATGCTGATGGTGATTTTTTTGTTGTATTAGATAGCGTTAACGCACAGAAAAAACTTACAAAAGGTAATATTGCTATTTCAGGATTTAGCAATGATAGCGGATTTACTACAAACACTGGTGATATAACTTCAGTTGTAGCAGGGTCTGGTTTAACAGGTGGAGCTACTAGTGGAGCTGCTACTTTAAATATTGGAGCAGGTACAGGTATTGATGTTGCAGCAGATGCTATTTCTGTTGATGTATCAGACTTTATGACTAATGGTTCTAACAACAGAATTGTTACTGCAACTGGTACAGACGCACAAAATGCAGAAGCTAATTTAACTTTTGATGGATCTACTTTGGCGGTTACTGGTGCTATAACAGCAACAGGAGACGTTACTGCTTTTTACGTTTCTGATAGAAATTTAAAACAAAATATTGTTAACATTGAAAATTCTTTACATAAAGTTTCTCAGTTAAATGGTGTTTACTATAACTGGACTAAAGAAGCTTTAGAAAAACATAAACATTTAGTTGATGAAAAAGAAGTCGGTGTAATCGCACAAGATGTAGAAGCAGTTTTACCTGAACTTGTAGCAACAAGAGAAGATGGCTCTAAAGCAGTTAGATATGAAAGACTTTGTGCAGTGTTAATTGAATCCGTAAAAGAACTTAAAAAAGAAATAGACGAATTAAAGAAGTAATACTTTAATTTTTAATATTTTAATCATATAAATAGTCCGAAAGGACCTTTTTTATATGGCAACACCAGCTACAAGAGAACAGTTAAAACAATACGCTTTACGAACACTAGGTAAGCCTGTTATTGAGATAAATGTAGATGACGACCAATTAGAAGATAGATTGGACGAAGCATTACAATATTACGCTCAATATCACTATGATGGTATTCGTAGAACATATCTAAAGTATCAATATACACAGACCGATAAAGACAGAATTACTGGCAATTCAAATGAATCTGTAACTAAAAATTCCGTTACAACCACTTGGAGTGAAGGTAATAACTATATCGTTGTGCCTGAAAGTGTAATATCAGTAATCAATATATTCCCATTTTCAAATAAAGGTAATCTAAACTTATTTGATGTTAGGTATCAAATGAGATTAAATGATCTATATGATTTTTCTTCAACATCTATTATTAATTATGATATTGTGATGCGACACTTGGACTTTTTAGACCATATTCTAGTAGGTGAAAAACCTTTTAGATTTGTTCAAAATGATAACAGACTATACATTGATATGGACTGGACAGATGATTTACAAGTTGGCGAATATTTAGTTATTGAAGCATATCGTAAATTGGATCCAGAAACTTATACAGATGTGTACAATGATATGATTTTAAAAAGATATGTGACTGCTTTATTTAAAAAAAATTGGGGTGCCAATCTTAGCAAGTTTAATGGGGTTACAATGTTAGGTGGGGTTACATTAAATGGTCAACAAATATATTCAGAAGCAATCCAAGAAATTCAAAAACTAGAAGAAGAAATTAGAAACTCATTTGAGATGTCACAACCCCTTATGATAGGATAGTGCCATGGCAGTTAATCATTATTTCCAGAACGGTAACGGCATTGGGAACACCAATGAACAAAGACTTTTTGAGGACTTAATCATAGAAGGCCTAAAGATATACGGCAAAGACGTTTATTATCTTCCACGAACATTAGTAAATAGAGATTTAATTTTAGGAGAGGATACTCTTTCTAAATTTGATGATTCATATTTAATTGAAATGTATATGGAGACCACGGAAGGCTTTGCTGGATCGCAAGAAATTATATCTAAGTTTGGTTTAGAGATCAGAGAAGATACAACTTTTATGGTTGCCAAACGAAGATGGCAAGACGCTGTTGACTCTGTTCATACTTTAATTAAAGATGGCCGACCAAATGAAGGTGATATAATTTATATGCCTTTAATGAATAGTTTTTTTGAAATACAATTTGTTGAAGACCAAGAGCCATTCTTTCAACTCGGCAATTTACCTGTTTACAAATTAAGATGTACTCGTTGGGAATATTCTTCAGAAAAACTTAATACTGGTGTTACTGACATTGATAGTGCTGAAACACAATACTCATTAGATCAATTATCGTATCAAGTTAGTTTAGAAAACGAAGATGGTGCTTTACTATTAGAAAATGATAGTGTTGGTGGAGTATCTAATTACTTTATCAATGAAGATTACGATTTGCAAACTCAATCAACCTATGCTGATAATAATGATTTAGATAGTGAGGCAGGTTTTGATACAGCCTCTACTGCAGATGATATATTAGACTTTACAGAATCAAACCCATTTGGGGATATAGATAACGGATTATAGAAATGTTTGGAACTTACTTTTACAACGAATCAATGAGGAGGATGACCGTTGCCTTTGGGCAATTGTTTAATAATATTCAAATCAAAAGAACAGACTCTAACGACACTGTTATACAATCTATTAGAGTTCCTTTGGCCTATGCTCCTAAAGAAAAGTTTTTAACTAGATTAGACCAACAACCTAATTTAAATGAAAGAGAAATGGCCATTACTTTACCTCGTATGTCATTTGAAATATCAGCAATTCAGTATGACGCTACAAGAAAATTAAATAAAATTCAAAAGTTTAGAGCAGTAAAAACTGGAGCTGAAGGCAAGGTATTAGATTATAACTATATGCCTGTTCCCTATAATATCTCTTACGATTTAAATATTTTTACAGCAACAGCAGAAAGTGGCCTACAGATAGTAGAACAAATATTACCTTTCTTTCAACCAGATTATACAGTTACAGTCAATGCTATACCAAGTTTAAATATTAAAAGAGATGTGCCTATTGTGTTAAATAATGTAAATTATGATGATAGTTATAATGGTGACTTTACAACTCGTAGAGCCGTTACTTATACACTTGGATTTACAGCAAAAACTTATCTATTTGGCCCAGCACAAACTCAAAAAGTTGTTAAAACAGTACAAACTGATTTACATACAAACACAACTGGTGATGAAAGTAGAGAGGTTAGAATTGAAATAACACCAAACCCAACAACATCCGACGCTGATGATGATTTTGGATTTACAACAACTATCACAGATTTTAATGACGGAAAAAATTATAATCCATCAACAGATACAGACGAATAAATATTATATAAATATTACATTATGACAAAGTTAGAAGAAAAAGTTAATGAGATTTTAGGTATTGAAAATAAAGAGCCTAAAGAAACTAAAGAGTTTAAACCTTTAGTTCCTAGAAAGGATGATAAAGAATCTCCAGATGTCGATAACGACTACAAATACAGCAGAGAAAATTACTACAATCTAATTGAAAGAGGCCAAGAGGCAATAGAAGGAATACTTGATGTTGCTAGAGAAGGCCAACATCCACGTGCTTACGAAGTGGCTGGCGCTTTAATTAAGAATGTAGCAGATACGGTTGATAAGTTACAAGACTTGCAAAAGAAACTTAAAGATTTAAAAGATTTACCAAAGACAGCAAATCCTCAAATCAAAAACGCTTTGTTTGTAGGATCAACGGCTGAATTACAAAAGATGTTAAATAAAGATGAAAATACTAAAGTCAAAGACATCACACCCGAAAAAGATAATACTAAAGATTAGTGATTTAACTTATAATCAT